CCCGAACAATTGGCGGTGTTTATTAAATTAATGCTAACGGTACAGTGTAAACTCTGTGCGAATTAATAACGAAAAATTAAATAGAATGACTAAAGAGCAAAAAGATAATGCAATAGAACTACTGTTTGAAATTTATGACGCAGGTGTTCAAAATAAAACTATTGACCTAACAGGTTACTTAAATGACATAACCAAAGCATTGAGTTTACACAATGTTGTAGGGCAAAGCGAACTGTTAAAGGCTGACGAAGAGCCAATAATTAAAGGGGAGAAGTATGTTGCTGATTATGTTTCAAAACACGGCAAAGACTTAACAAGCCTTTAATTGCATACAACGGTTTTGTATAAGAATAGTAGCCCTAAATATGCTATAAGATTGAATTAAAAATAAATATTAATAAGTGAGTAATAGCCACTAAAAAGACACTACAACAGGCTGTTATTTTTATACGTTGTTGTAGTGCGTTAAGGAATTATGAAATTAGTTAAAACATACGCAGGAAGTAAAGCATTAAAGCATATACAATTTGATTTTAATGACGAAAATGAGTTTAGAGAAAGGTTTGGAATGACTGAACAAACATCTAAAAACCTTTGTAAATACTTAAAAGATAAAGGCAAGGTAGTGGATATGATAGAAACGTTTGATGGAGGTAGTGGATGGAGAGGATTTGACTTTATAATCGAAAACAAAAACCTTTCTTTAAACGGATTCTGCTTTAATGCTGGCAATGTAGAAAAGTTCTTAAATGGACGATGGGAATAATACACTACAACAAAAGGATATGGTTATTAACCAATTTATCCTTTAAAACCTAGTAATCTGGATTTGCTAGGTTTTTTTTTATTTTTGTCTTGAATAATCAAATATTTTCAAAATGGCAACAGGACATGGAGGTGCAAGAAAAGGCGCAGGAAGGCCACGAAAGATTGATGAAGAGTTACTCCATCAAATGATGGATAAAGCCTTAGCGCCACAGGAGGTGTGGGAACATCTTGCTGAAAAAGTTAGAGATGGAGACACCACAGCGATTAAACTATGGCAGGCTTACAGGCTTGGTAATCCTACGAAAAACATTGATCTTACCTCAAACGGCCAACAGATTAACATTGCACCGATTGAATGGGTGGAATAAAGATTCATAAGGCATATCAGCCGCTTATAACATCCGACAAGCGTTATTTCTTTTTGACCGGTGGACGTGCTTCGCTGAAATCTACAACCATACACGACTTTGCAAGCCGTCTAACATACGAGCGCGGGCATGGTGTATTGGTAACGCGTTACACAATGGCGAGTGCTGAGAAGTCTATCATCCCAGAGTTTAAAAGCTCAATATCTTTAAACGGCTCTGAGGGTGATTTTCATAAAGCCGGAAACGTGTTTACAAATAAACACACCGGCTCTTTCATTCTCTTTAGCGGTATAAAAACAAACTCAGGAGATCAAACTGCAAATCTCAAATCATTGCATGGCATCACTACCTGGATAATTGACGAAGGCGAGGATTTCAACGATGAGCGCACGTTTGACGATATTGATGACTCAATACGAGGCAGCAACAATAAAAACCGCGTCATCTGGATTCAAAACCCTACAACGAAAGAGCATTTTATTTATAAGCGTTGGGTAGAAAATCACGTTGGCTACAAAGAAATTGATGGCGAGCAGGTTATGATTTCAAACCATCCGGATGTTGAGCCAATACACACCACTTATCACATTGCCGAGCAGTTAGGGTATTTATCTAAATCATTTTTGAATAAAGTAAACCGAATAAAAAAAGAAAACCCAACAACGTACAAGCACAAATATTTGGGTGGCTGGCTCGATAAAGCAGAGGGTGTTATCTTCAAAAATTGGAAGTTGGGAGATTTCGACAAAACCCTTCCGGTGATATATGGCCAGGATTATGGGTTTGCAAATGATCCATCCACATTGGTTAAGGTTGCTGTTGACAGAAAGAAAAATAAAATATACCTTGATGAATGTATTTACAAGCAGCATCTAACAACGTCTGATTTAGTCGTTTTAAATAAAAAATATGCTGGCAACAACTTAATCATTGGAGACAGCGCAGAGCCGCGACTTATTGAGGAAATGAAAAGAGAAGGGGTAAACATAAAACCAAGTGAGAAAGGTGCTGACAGTATACGAATTGGCATTGCTCGAATGTTAGACTTTGAGTTGATAGTGACGCCCGATAGCACCAACCTCATCAAAGAACTAAACAACTATGCTTGGAATGATCGCAAAAGCGGAGTGCCAATTGATAACCATAACCATATAATTGACGCGGTGCGGTATTCATTAGAAAAATTGATTGGCAAACCGACAAAAAAGATATACGCAAAAGTTTATTAAATTTGATGCTTAAAAGTTCAACATGAATATTCTCCAACGATTACTGAAAAGACTTTCGCCAGAAACGGCAGAGAGAAACAAAAAAATACTTACCAGTTTATATTCCTATTCCACTTTTGGTGCTTTCGTTCAGCCATACCAAAACTTAAAACAGCTCATAGATGAAGGATTTAAGCGCAACGTTGATGTTTACAGCGTTGTAAACTGGACAGCAGAGAACGCAGCAAATATTCCAATTTGTGTTGAGATAGAGCGCGGTGGCGAATGGATAAAAGCGGAGAATCATCCCTTGCAAAAGTTGATTGATAAACCAAACCCATACCAAAGCGGTCTGGAGTTTGCACATCAGGTTTATGGATTTTACCAAACTACCGGAAACACTTTTATTTATGGCAATCGTCAGGAGGCAGGAGTAAATCAAGGACAGCCACAAGAGCTGTTTATCATGCCGAGCCAACACACCGAAATAAAAACAGGTGGTTGGATGAATCCAATAAAGGGATATTCTTTAAACCTTGTTGGTGGCGAGTGTCACGAATTGCCGTATGAGGATGTGCTACACATGAAAGCGCTTACATTAGAATTTGGCAATGGTCAAGAATTTTGGGGTATGTCTCCGCTTCGTGCGGGCCTTTTATCGTTGGAGCGATCAAATGCTAATTACCAGGCGGCAAGTACAGCGTATAAAACAATGGGCATGGCTGGAATTTTATCTGTTGAGGATGATGAGTTTACTCCGGTACTGAGTGAAGAGCAGCAACAGCAAGCCGAAAGAAGGTTAGACGAAGATTACATGGGTGTTTTTAATCAAGGTAAGACTATGGTTACAAACAGAAATGTCAACTACACTAAGCTCGGTTTGTCTCCGGTAGATTTAAACTTATTGCAAGACAAGCAGGCCACGTTGCGCGATATTTGCAACATCTACAAAGTTTCATCTATCATTTTTAACGACAACGAAAACAGCACGTACAACAACGCAGAGCAAGCAATAAAACGTGCTTACAGCGATGCAATAAAGCCGTTGGTTGATAGATACGTCCAAGAGTTAAGCGAATGGCTCGCACCAAGCTATGGAGATAACGTGCGCATTGTAGCTGATTATTCAAGAGTTACGGCACTGCAAAAAGACTATAAAGAGCTTAGTGAATGGATTACACGATTGACAGATGGCAAGATAATAACGCCAAATGAGGGGCGTGAGTTTTTAGGCAAAGAGCCAATTGAGGATGAATTTATGGACAAGGTTTACACTAATGCAGGAACTATTGCGTTGGAGGACACTTCATTTGATCCATTTATTGAAACACCAGAGGCAGCAAAAGCAGCTGGCGAACATTACTTAAAGAAATGACAACAGCCGAAACGCAAAGACAATGGAGGCGCAACCATAACCAAGCGCGGCAATCATATCGCATTTGGAATAAATCGTGGCAAGACTACTACCTAAAGCAAGGGCGAATATTGCTAAACAATTTAACAGAGCCGGATGTGATATTTCCAGAAGAGGAAGTTTCTCAACTTTTTTCCATGATGTACGTGGATGTTGGAACTAAGTTTGCGGAATCTACTTACTCAAGCGTCAAAAATCTAAAGATAAAAAGAGAGCCGCCAAAAAATTACTTTGGCATCTGGGAGCAGTACATGGTTCAATTTGCGCTAAATAAAGGTGGTGCAAGTATTGTTTCTATTTCTGCCACAGCAAAGGCAAGAGCAATAACAATAATAGAGGCGGCAATAGCTGAAAGCATCGAACAAGGTTTAGGTGCTGTTGAGGCTGGCAAATTGATTGATAAAGTAGTTTGGGATGAATGGAAGATAGTTTCCAAATTCAATGCGGAGCGCATCGCAAGGACTGAAATAATAGCAGCGCAAAACGAGGGCGCGTTTATTGGAGCAAATGCAATGGGCATACCGATGAATAAAATATGGCTTACGGCATTGGATGGAAGAGAGAGAGATGCTCATGCAATGGCAAACGGCCAGACGGTAGAGATGGATCAGGATTTTGTTGTTGGAGGTGTTACGATGAGTAAACCAGGAGCAAAGGGAGCGCCACCGGAAGAGGTTATAAATTGTCGTTGCTCGGTAGCTTATGAGCCAAAACCATTAACTGCAACACCAGTTAGGCCGCTATAAGAAAAATTTATTTATTTTTGTAAAAACCATTGACATGGAATTAAGATATAAAAGCAATTCATTAGAGCTAAAAGATATTGACGAAAAGCAAGGTATCATTCAAGGATATGCATCTGTTTTTGGCAATAAAGACTCTGACGGTGATGTAATTGTAAAAGGCGCTTACTCAAAGACCATCAACGAGAACAAAAACCGCATTGCCTTTTTATATCAGCATGACATAACAAAGCCGATTGGCAAAAACCTTAATTTAGATGAAGATTCTTACGGCCTTAAATTTGAGGCACAGTTTTCTAACTCTACATTAGGCCGCGATGTTGCAATAATGGCAGCGGAGGGAATAATTAAAGAGGTTAGCGTTGGGTTTAGAACGATTAAGGGAGCGCCAAAAGATGATAACTACGAAATCCAAGAGGTAAAACTCTATGAATATTCTTTGGTTACATTGGCCGCTAATCCTTTAGCGATGGTTACGGATTTAAAAACAGAATTAGAAAAGAAAAACTACCTGCTCGACAGAATCATATCTTTGGAGTCGTTTATGCGCAAGGGCGCAGCAAGCGATGAGGCATATAGGTTGATTGAGTTTGAGCTTGGTAATATTAAAAATATTTTGTCACTCAAAAATGAGCCGCAACGCACTCAAGAGCAAGAGCCGACATTTGATTTCAAAAAGTTTAATAACTATTTAAAACCATAAAAAGATGGATTTAGAAAAACAATTTGCCGAAGAGTTAAAGGCAAACAACGCGGCTTTCACTGAAAAGATGACCGCATTAGAAGAAGCAGTTTCAAAAGGCGCAACAGTTGAGGCCATCGAAACTATCAAAAGCGAAATTTCAGCAAACGAAACAAAAGGCGCTGAGATTGTTGCTAAAATGCAAGAGCAATTGGATCATGTTTCTGGAGAGTTGAAAAAGTCTCAGACATTGGTTGCAAAAGAAGCACGTTCAAAAGACGTTATTGCAAGCATCGTGAAAGAAAATTTTGAGACGATTTCTAAAGTTTCAAAAGGATCTTCTTTTGAGTACCAAGAAAAGGATATGACTTTAGGTGCAAACCTAACAGGAGATCAGCCACGTGACTACAACTTTGACGTTGTTATGCGTCCGGCACAGAATCCTAATGTTGAGGACTTGACAAGAACAGTTCCAATTTCTGGAGGTACTTACACGTTTGTTCGTTCTTCTGTTGCTGCTAACAACATCGCAGTACAAACAGAAGGTGCTTTGAAAGGTCAAAATGAGTACAGCTATGCAATGGTTGATGCTAACACTGATTTCATTGCTGGGTTTAGTGTTTATTCTCGTAAGATGAGAAACAACTTGCCTTTCTTGGAAAGCTCTTTGAGTGTTGATTTACGCAGAGACTACTACAAAGCAGAAAATGCTGCTTTTTACACAACGATTTCTGGTGCAGCAACAGCAGCAACAGCGGTTACTGGTAACTTAATCGAAAGATTGATTGCAACAGTTTCTCAAGCAGAAGCTGCTGACTATATGATCAACGGTATTGTAATAAATCCGGCTGACTATTGGAGCATCATGGTAACAGAGAAATCTACCGGAGCTGGTTATGGGCTTCCTGGAGTTGTTACTTATGATGGTGGCGTTTTGAGAATGAATGGTATTCCAATTTTCAAAGCTACATGGGTTCCTGCTGACAAGTACATTGTTGCAGATTGGTCAAGAATAACAAAGGTTGTTACAGAAGGCTTTAGTTTCTCAGTAAGTGAGGATGATTCTGACAATTTCCGTAAGAATAACATCACTGCAAAGGTAGAGGCGCAAGTTGTTTGTGCTGTTGAGCAACCTTTAGC